ATCTGTTGTTACACCACTTGTTGTTGTAGAAAGTCCAAATTTGTGATCTGCACATATTCCTACATGATAAGTTGTTGTTGCAGTAGGTGTTACATTTACAGCCCATTCATATGTTTGGCTTGATGGCCAACCACCTGATGGTCTTTTTGCTAATGCATTACAAAAATTAACATCTGTAACACCAGGATTTAAAGGATTAAAAAATTCACCATTTGGATCTGTTGCATCATAATATTTCCACCAAGAATTATCAGGATCATTATCATCATCTAATGGAATCATAAGAGGATTTGCACCAGTTCCATCTAAATTTATACTTTCAAAAATAATAGGACAATCTTTTCCATATCTAAATGAATTAGCTGGTACTATAGAAGTTGGTGTACCATTAGGAATTGCGTCTGCTGTTGTAAACTCAGTAACACCAACTAATTCTAATTCTGCTTCTGCATCACAAAGACCTGTTACTGGGTTATAAGTTCCTGGAGGTGCACAATAATTTGCTATTGGATTTCTTGTGTAATTTTTATCAAATTTTTCTGGCATAACTTCATATCCAATATCTTGCCAATTACACATATAATTTTTTACATTGATTTTTTCAAGATCATTAGGACAACAAAATGTAAGACCATATCTATCAGCCCTCATTTTTTTATAGACTTTGTCAGCAAATTGTTTTTTTATATCAATTTGTTTTTCTATTTGTTCTTGTTTTTTCTTAGATGCCATTCTAATTAATTTTAACAACAGATATCACATGTAATTTTTTTAAGCTTAGTTTTTGCAAAATTATAAAGTTCCATACCTTCATTTGGACTTTGACAAAATTCAACTTTAGCTTTTGCAGCATCTATTAATGTTCTAATGTAATACATTTCAGATAAAAGATCTTTTTTTGTTGAGGAAGGTTCACATGCTTGTACATCTATATCACATAATTTTTTATAGTATGCACTTAATAATTCTGTAGTTCTTAAGTAATTATATTCAACATAAACTTTATCTGTAGGGGCTACCTGATATTTAATAATATATATACCATCAGGTAATGTTCCAACAGTTGAATTACAACTTGTTGTTTGCACACCTAATGCACATGGAGTAAATTTTAAATTAAAATCTTTTTGAACCTTAGTTAATACAGGTGCTGTAAAACCTGGAGGTGTTATTAATAATTCACCACAATTAAAAGGAATATCATCTGTATAAACACTTGTGTCTACCACATTTAATACAGAACAGTTTGATGTTTCAATAACATCTAGACTCAAAATATGTTTAGCTGCCATATGTTTTTAGATTAAAAAAGTATATCATTCATTAATAATATACAAAAAATAACAGATTAAATGAAATAAAAAAGGAGCAGATTTTATCTGCCCCCTTTTTAAACAATGTATATATTGTGTTAATTGATAACTTAATGTTATACTGGTACGCCACCTTTAGCTTTAAGGTCAGCTACACTTGTAACAAAACCATCTC